CGGTACGCTGCTGGGCGGCATGATGACCCCGAAGATGGACTTCGGGTCCACGGTGCAGCCGCAAGCGGCCCCTGAGAGCGCTATCCCGGCGACCCCTGCAGCCACGGCCATTCCGGAATCGCCGGCCACCCCTGGCGCTGCAGTCACCGAAACGCCGGTCGACACAACCGGGGCAGCTGGCGCTACCCCATTCAACGTCGGCGAAGCAGCACCGCTCACTGCTTCTGATGCGGCTAAAGGCGAAATACCTAAGAAGCGGAAAGGGCGCATGTCCACCATCCTGACCACTCCATCTTCCCGCAAGGGCGTAGGCGGTGATATCGAAGGCGAAGAAATGGAACTCTTGGGGGGATAAGATGGACATTAAGCATCTTTTTCAATTAGGCGAAAACCTTTTCTCGAAGCGTTCTTCGCTTATCAGCCTGTGGCAGGAAGTAGCGGAAAACTTCTACCCTGAGCGCGCCGATTTCACATTTCAGCGCACGCTGGGCACTGACTTCGCTGAAAACCTGACTACCAGCTACCCCATCCTTGTGCGTCGCGACCTCGGTAATTACTTTTCGTCTATGCTGCGTCCATCTGGCAAGTCGTGGTTTCACCTGATTGTCAAGGATGAGGACAAGGACGATCAAGAAATCGACGATTCCGAGGCCGTTGCGTGGTTGCAGCGCGCGAGCCGAATTCAACGTAAGGTAATGTACGACCGAGGTTCGCAATTCATTCGCGCCACCAAGGAAGGCGACCACGACTTTGCAGCATTCGGGCAGTGCGTCATTTCCGTTGAGCTGAACAAGCAGCGCAGTGGGCTGCTGTACAGGAACTGGCACCTACGCGACGTGGCCTGGCAAGAGAATGAGGAAGGGAAAACCAGTTGCGTGTTTCGGAAATGGAAGCCGACCGTGCAAGACCTGATGAACCTGTTCGGTGGGAAGGTGCACGACGAGACCAAGCGCCGGGCTGAGAAAGAGCCGTTCGCAGAAGGCGACTGCCGGCACATGGTTGTGCAAGCCGACATGGTAGATGGCGATTTCAAAACCCCTTACGTGTCGATCTACTATGACGCTGAGCACCAGCACGTACTGGAAATGGTAGGCGTTCATTCGCTGATCTACGTTATCCCGCGCTGGCAGACCGTGAGCGGTTCGCAATACGCCTATTCCCCAGCTACCGTCGCCGGCCTGCCGGATGCCAGGCTGCTGCAGGCGATGACCTACACCCTGCTGGAAGCCGGCGAGAAAATGACCAACCCACCCATGCTGGCTGTGCAGGAAGCGATCCGCTCGGACATTTCCGTCTACGCTGGCGGCATTACGTGGGTGGATGCGGCCTATGACGAACGCCTTGGTGAAGTGCTGCGCCCTTTGACGCAGGATAAATCAGGCATGCCGCTGGGCATGGAAATGGCGCGGGATATCCGCTTCATGCTGGGTGAAGCGTTCTACCTGAACAAGCTGAACCTGCCGCAACGCGCACCGGAAATGACAGCCTATGAAGTGGGCCAGCGAATCCAGCAGTATATTCGCGACGCCCTACCGCTGTTCGAGCCGATGGAGCTGGAATACAACGGCGCGCTTTGCGAGGAGACGTTTGGTCTACTGCTCCGCTCCGGTGCATTCGGGTCGCCGTTCGACATGCCGGAGGTATTGCGTGGCGCCGACGTGCAATTCCGGTTTGAGAGCCCATTGCACGATGCCGTTGAACGCGAGAAAGGAAATCGGTTCGTTGAAGCACAGCAATTCGTAGCCACTTCCGTGCAGCTCGATCCTTCGACTGCACTTATCGTGGATTCGAAAGCTGCGCTGCGTGACGTGCTCAACAGCATTGGCGTACCGGCTGAATGGATGAACACCGAACAGGAAGTTCAGGCAACAATGGAAAAACAAGAGCAACAGATGCAGGCGCAAATGATGCTCCAAGGAATGCAACAAGGCGCCGACGTGGCCAAGACGCTTGGCGAAGCTGGGCTTAATACCGGAGAAACAATATGATCGACAGCAAGAGCGCACCCTGGTATCCGCCTCCTTACGAGCCGGCGGATATCAATGCGTTGAAAGGGTTGCAGGCCGGGACGGCTACGCCCGAACAGCAGCAGCGCGCTTTGAAATGGATAATCCAGAACGCTTGTGCTACATATGAATTGTCCTACCGCCCGACTAGCGACCGAGACACATCGTTCGCAGAAGGGCGGCGCTTTGTCGGTCTGGAAATCGTCAAGCTGCTGCATCTGTCCATAAATAAAAATGGTGAGCACTCATGAAACTTTGGCATTTGGTCCACAACGTATACCGTGAAGAAGTAGCAGTAGATGGTGGTGAAGGTGACGGCGGTGCTGCACCTGCTGCAGTAGACGACGCGCCACCCGTTGCCGACGCGCCTGCTGCAGCACCGGCCGCCATCGACCCGCCCGCCGACTGGCCGGCCGACTGGCGTGCGAAAGTATCTGCGGACCCCAAGCACTCCAAGACGCTGGATCGTTTCAGCTCACCCAAGGCTCTTTTCGAGAGCTATACCTCGCTGCGCCAGAAGCTGGACAGCGGTGAGCTGAAAGCCGTTTCCGAATTCCCCAAAGACGGCACGCCCGAACAGCAATCCGAATGGCGCAAATCGAACGGTATCCCCGACAGCGCCGAAGGGTATGCCCTGAAATTCGGCGATGGCCTGGTGATCGGCGAGAACGACAAGCAGTTTGTTGACAGCTTCCTGAAATCCGCGCACGACTCCAACGCTTCGCCGGAGCAAGTCAACAGCATGCTGCACTGGTACTACGACCAGCAGGAAAGGGCGCTGGACATGCAGGAGCAACGGGACGCGGAATTCCTTTCCCAGTCCGACGACTCGTTGCGTGCGGAATGGGGCCCCGAATACCGGTCCAACATCAACGTGATCAAGGGCCTGGTCGGTACTCTGCCGGAAAGCGTCCGTGATTTGTTCGTGAACGCCCGGCTTGGCGACGGCAATGCACTGCTGAATCATCCGGATATTGCCCGCTGGCTGGTGCATACCGGCAAGACGATCAACCCGGTAGCCACGGTAGTGCCTGGCGCTGGCGCGAATGTTACGACTGCGATCAGCGATGAAATCGACAAGATCGAGAAAGTCATGAGGGAAGACCGTAGCACTTATAATCGGGACGTGAAGATGCAGGAACGTCTTCGCGACCTTTACGACGCACGCGAAAGGGCGAAGTAATAACCGGCTGAGCGGGGGCGACTTTACCCCGCTCAGCTATTGATCTATAGTGGCAACCATGCATGCGGACAACCCATTTCGGCCCCGCCAGCTTGGAGACAGCACGGCCCCGTTAGCTAGGTCGCGGCCCGCAAGGCAACCCGCAATGACTAAAGCACGATGGACAACCCGGCGAATAGTTGAAACCTAACTGTTTACTTGGAGCATCCAATCATGTCCGACACAGCGTTCCAAACCCAATACCGTCAGGAGTTCATCGCAGGTTTCGAGCAGCGCCAATCGCTGCTTCGCGACACTGTGACGACCGAGGCGGTCATCAAGGGCAACACAGCCGTCTTTCTCGTCGCCGATTCCGGTAGCGCCACTGCAGTAACTCGTGGCTCCAACGGTATGATCCCGGCGCGCGCGGACAACCTCACCCAGAACTCGGCAGTCCTGCAGGAATGGCATGACCTGGCTCGCAAGACCGGCTTCAACGTCTTCGCGTCGCAAGGCAATCAACGCCAAATCATGCAAGACACCACTATGGCCGTGGTGAACCGCAAGATCGACGATCAAATCATCACCGAGCTGAACACCGCTACCAACGATACCGGCGCCGCCGTTACCGGATCGGTTTCGCTGTTCCAGCATGCCCGCGTAATCCTCGGCAACAACAGCGTGCCGTGGGATTCGAACATCACCCTGCTGACTACTCCGGCTCTGCTGGCGTATCTGGAGCAGGCACCGGAGTTCGCCAACGCCCAGTACGTCGATATCCGTCCGTATGCCGGTAACGACGCTGCCTGGCGTGACAAGCCGATGGCCTACCGCTGGCGCAACTGCCTGGTGGTCGAGCATCCGAACCTTCCGGGCAAGGGCACCAGCGCTGAAAAGTGCTTCCTGTACCACAAGAGTTCGATTGGCCACGCAGCGAATACCAGTGCGCTGGAAACCCCGGTCGGTTACGACACCGAGCAGGACTATTCGTGGGCGCGTGCCTCGATCTTCATGGGCTCGAAACTGCTGCAAAACAGCGGGATCGTTGTCATCAACCACGACGGCAGCGCTTACGTCGCTAGCTAATTGAGGGCTTGATCATGGCTTACTCAGGATCTACGGCAGCGTCTAGCGTTGCCAACCCACCCCGCGCTATGGTGCAAAGCATCGGTGCGAACGCCGGCACTACTGGCCTGACTACTAACCCTGGTGCCCCTGGCGCTCAGGGTGGTGGCCTCTGGTTCTATTGCTCCACCAACCTGACCACTGACCTTGTCGCTTCCGGGTTCTTCACGGACGGTGAAGCTCTCGGTATGCGCCCCGGTGATATGGTATTCGGCATGCAATTTTCGTCTGCCGGCTCCAGCGTCACCAGCTTCATGGGTGCAGTCACCGGCATCACCACTGCTGGTGCGGCAAGTATGTCTACCGGTTCGCTGGTTACTTCGACCTTCGGCTAATAGCCGGATAAAAATAAGGGGGCGTTTATCGCCCCCCATTTTTTGGAAACATAGCCATGAATCTCAACGTTGCTCGATTTTCGCTCTACGAATATCAAAATCAGGTCTGGACTGCTACCGCCGAAAGCGGCACCGGTATTGAGGACCTGGCCAAGCCCGACTACTTTGCCAACATCGCAAACAAGCTGCAGCAGTACGACCGCATTTGCGTCCGGGTAGACACCGGGGAATGGTATGTGGAATTGCTGGTGGTAGCGTGCGGCAAGAACTGGGCGAAAACAGTCGTCACCATGCAAGTCGAATTCAACGAAAGCGTCAATGCCGACGAAGGTCGGGATGCCGTTTTCGATCTTTACTCTGTGGTGCATCGTGGCCCGCACTGCAAATGGTCTGTCGTGCGCAAGGCCGACAAGGAAGTGATCAAGGAATATTGCGGCACCAAGTCCGAAGCGCAGGCGTGGCTCTCGTCCTATCTGATGACGCTCTAACTGGGGGTGCAACATGGCGGCGACTCAACTCGGCCTTTACAACGAAGCGCTGCGCCTACTCGGTGAGCGCCGCCTGGCTAGCCTGACTGAGAACCGCGAGCCACGCCGCGTTCTCGACGATATCTGGGCAGACGGCGCAATCGATTACTGCCTCGAACAAGGCCTATGGAATTTCGCAATGCGGGCTATTGAAATTGACCCGTCTGCATCCGTCCCTAATTTCGGCTATGCGAACGCGTTCGATAAGCCGAATGACCACATCCGCACCGCTGGTGTAGCCGAAGATGAGTTCTTCAATACCCCGCTCACCCGCGTTATGGAAGAAGTTGGATTCTGGTTTGCCGATATCGAACCTCTTTACATCCGCTACATTTCCAACGCGGCAGCGTACGGCAACGACCTGACCCGCTGGCCTTCCACCTTCACAAGGTACGTGGCTGCCTACCTGGCGTCCGAAGCCGTATTGACCTTGACCCAAAGCACCGACAAACAAAAAATCATCATGGCGATCATGCAGCAAAGGTTGCGCGACGCCAAAAGCAAAGACGCTATGGCCGACGCTACGGCGTTCATGCCGCAAGGGGGCTGGTCCTCCGCAAGGGGTGGTGGACACGGCAAAGACAGGGGCAAGCGCAATCAATTAATCGGGTAAGCCAAAATGGCCAAGAAAATCACGTCGTTTTTCGGGTTCAACCGTGGCCTTGTTTCCAGACTGGCACTAGCCCGTGTCGATATGAAGCGATTGGCCTTTTCCGCTGAAACTATGAATAACTGGATGCCGCGCGTACTGGGCTCGATGATGCTCAGGCCCGGCATGGGCTATTTGGGGGCTACCCAAGACAACGCCCAAGCCCGCTTCCTACCCTTCATTTTCTCCACCGACGATACTGCCCTGGTCGAAATCACCGATGAGGTGGTGCGGGTGATGGGGGTGTTGTCCACCCACACCCGCACCACCTCATC